AGCATGGATCTTATTATACAAGTTATACAGATACTGCTATTGCAAATCTTATAGATTCTTCTCCAGGAACTCTTAATACTCTCAATGAATTAGCAGCAGCTTTAGGGGATGATGCTAACTTTAGCACGACTGTAACTAATTCAATCGCTACTAAACTGCCATCATCTGGCGGCACTATGTCGGGCCAGTTAGTTATTGCTGACAACGATGGCGGTCAGTCTATGTTGCAAGTGCGTAACTTTGCGACATCAGCCACAGGCGGTTTTACAAACAGCTATACAGCAGAGATTAGAGGCGCAACATCAGGCGGTCAAACGCATGCCATGTTGATTAATTTAAACGAAGCAAATGATAGCAGACGAACACTAGACATAGGTGATAACAACGGTGTTTTTGCATCTTTTGTGAATGGCAAATTAGGGCTTGGTGGTCAGACTAGTCCTGAAGCAAAGCTAGACATTAAAGGCGATACACAGACTTACGCTGGTATGTCAAAGATTTACTTAACTGATACTAGCTCAAGCGTCGCTCGACGTAATTGGGCGATAGGTAACGGCGGTAGTGCATACGGAAACTTTACGATTGGCCTCAGTAATGCGGCTGATGGTGATCCAATGGCGTCTGGCACTCACACAACTCCGTTTATTATTAATAACAGCGGCAACTCATTCTTTTCAGGCGATGTTCAAGCCGCTGGGCTGTATGTAGGTTCTACAAATACGTCATATGACTTTTACAATAACGGCACGACATATCTTAACGGCGCAACGACGATTGATGCTAACACAAGCATAAACGGCAATCTCACCGTAGGTGGCACCGTAGATGGGGTGGATATAGCCGCTAGAGATGGTGTTTTAACCACTACGACAAATACTGCTAACGCTGCTTTACCAAAAGCTGGCGGTACGCTGACGGGTGATTTAACCCACGTTGGCGGTGCTGTTTTTGGGGCAGGTACATTAACTGCTGATGGTCAAAATGACATCTTTATGTTTGGTACAAGCCCGACTGGTATTACAGCACAGGGGGGAAACTACCATAACAAACTAAGAATTTTAGGCGGTGCAGGTCAAAGCAGAGACTTGCAGCTTTATCAGATAGACAGCGAGTATGCACATATTGGCTCTAGCTGGTCAAGCAATCAGTTAACTATTGATAGTTCCTTTACTCAGGTAAACTTTAATCAATCTATACGTGCACCCATCTTCTACGACAGCAACGACACAAATTTCTACGTTAATCCTGCAAGCCTTTCTAATTTAGGCACAGCCATTATTAATGGAGGTAGTGCTGCTTGGAGTGACGGTGGCAACCAAGGTTTAGCAATAGGATCAATTCATCTAAACCCAAGTAGCGGAACGGATCATTATGGTTCTGCTATTACTTGGGGAGCAAGTGATTCAAGCAGTGGAGCAACGGCACAAGCGGGTATTTATTTAAGGTCGGACGGTAATTACGGAACTAAAATGTATCTGTCCACTACAGACAGCTACGCAACAGGCTCTAAATCTGCTGTAAAGATAGACCATTCAGGCCATGTAAGTATTCTTCGTGGTAACTTATATGCCCCTATCTTCTACGACAGCAACGATACAGGTTTCTACACAAACCCTAACAGTGATAGCAGAATGGCTAGACTGAATGTTGGGGATGGTAATAACTATATTATTATTGGTGATGAAAGTGCTGGTCAAAATAACAGTTATGCACAGATTAGAACTACAAGCACTGGTGCATTTCGGATAGATAGTAAGTATGGTCAAGATTTATACTTAAACTGGTATAATACTTCAGCAACGCACGTAATTTCAGAAAGCCCTTTTAGGTCGCCTGTTTACTATGACCGCAACGACACAACCTACTATACAAACCCTGCAAACAACTCTGTGATGAATCAGATCAGTCTGGGTGTTCCAGGCAATGGTTCAAATACCAAAGGTCGTTTTATATCTTTAGAGGGCAACACAGACAGCAGTGGTGAAGCTTCTAGTCGTATATTCTTCTCAGAACACAATAGCAGTACTGCGAGTATGGACGGATATGGAATGTCTCTTGGCTATCTTGGTGGCGCTACAAGTATAACAGGTACATCTGGTAACGCTTGGACAGGTTTGTCACAGATCAGCAATGGTCAGTGGGGAATGTGGGGGCATGATGGTAATGCTACAGGCGCACTTGTTATGTATGGTGATCGTGCTGCTACTTATGTTAACTTTGCGGGTAATGACATTCAAAATGTCGGCGCACTACTATCATCTTGTATAACCGTAGACGGTGGTACTGGAAATTGCTCTACCGATGGTACTGTTTACGTTACAGCTACAAACAATAACGATTGGGGTTTGATCGTAGACAAGTACAATGGCAATTCATCTGAATATGGCGTAGATATTCGCATGGGTTCAAGCTTTAATTATGGCTTTAGGGTTTTGGGCGCTGGGTCAACTGTGTCAGGTATAAGCAGTGGTCAGTTATTCCACAATTCTAGTGTTCGTGGACCCATCTTCTACGACAGCAACGATACAGCCTACTATGTTGATCCAGCAAGTACGGGCAGCAGTGTTCGTATAAAAGGTAATATTGACACCAGAACACAAAACAGCGTTTCTCAAAACAACCAACTGTATTTTGGTATAAATAACGGTAATGCTAATGGAACCTCGAATGAGATTGGTACAGGTATTACTTGGGCGCCTCTATATACATCATATAGCAAACGATCCGCTGGCATCTTACAAATAGGTGAAGGTAATTATTTTAGATCAGGACTTGCATTTTATACAAACAACACCGCTGACGTTTCAACAGATTGGTCGGAGAGAATGCGGCTTGATATGGATGGCAATCTTATTATCGGTCAAGCAGAAATAAGCTATACATCAAACGACAACACACGTCTTACTGGATCAACCACCAATAATAGACTTCATGTAAACGGCTCTATTCAGCTAACAAACGACGGCGATGCACTAGTGATTGGTCGGGGAACTTCTACATTTCTCTCTGATGAAGAGCTTGGCTTTGGCTGGGGCAGCGGCTGGTATATGACAGACGTAACGTATCTAAGGGTGCGTAATAATAAATCTGTTTATAGTACAGGCGATGCTAGGTTTAGTACTTATTACGACAGTAACAACACAGCTTTCTACGTTAATCCTGCAGGCCGTTCTGTTATGGGGTCTATTGATTTTAACGAGATTGTAGCAGAAACAAGTCAAGGTGGTCGTGTAGGCCGCAATCACGCATATAATACTCTTGAATTGCAAGGTTATGGCGGTGAGTTGATGATTGGCTCACAGTCTACGGCAATGAGTATTAATTATCGTACCTGCAATAATGGAACAAGCAACCATACCCCGTCAACTTGGTATTGGAGAGCGGGTACTAGCACTAACTGGTCTGCCCATAACTTTGGGGCAGTTACCTCTAACGGTACAGTAACAGCAACTTCAGATGTTCGTGCCCCTATCTTCTACGATACTGATAACACAGGTTACTACGTTAATCCTGCGGCTACATCTAACATCTTTAATCTACAGACCGCAAACCAAGTCGTTATTGGCGGTACGTTCGCTAACAACAACTATGATTCAGTAAGCAGCACACGGCTATCATTTGGCGGGGCTGGTAACATTAGCAATTACTACATTGGTACTAACCTGAACAACTATGGTGGTAACTATACTAAACTAGATTTAGCTTGGCATACTGGCATTCGCATGGGCGCTCAGCAAGTATACGGTGGTGTGCGTATCTTTGACAGTGAAGCTTTAGGTACTAGACTGTTTTCTGTAGGTGAAGGAGATGCCAATGTAAGGGTTAGTAACACTCTCTATTCGGCAAACTATTACGATATAAATAACACAAGTTATTATATAGATGCCTCAAGTACGGGCGACAGCATTAGGGTCGCTGGAAACATCGTAGCCTATTACTCAGATGAACGTCTAAAAGACATCGAAGGTAATATTGATAGCCCACTAGAGAAAGTCTCTCAGCTTAACGGTTTCTATTATACAGCAAACAAAAAAGCTCAGACGCTAGGCTATAAAGATAATCGCCAAGTCGGTGTGTCGGCTCAAGAAGTTGAAGCTGTTATGCCAGAGATCGTTACAGACGCAGCCATTGGTCACGGTTACAAAACTGTAGACTACGCCAAGCTTGTGCCGTTGCTAATCGAAGCGGTGAAAGAACAACAAGATCAAATTGAAACTCTCAAATCACGCTTAGAAAAATTGGAGAATTAGAATGAGCATGACATACACTTGGGAAATCACTTCCCTCAAAACACAAAATCAAACTAACGCTGATGGTACTATATTGCCTAACGCTGTAATTCAAACATATTGGAAAAAAACAGGTACTGACTCTAATGGAAATACTGGTAGTTTTTCTGGTGCAACCCCATTTACTGCTGAAGACACGCCAGAAGGTTCTTTTATAGCTTTTGCCGATCTTACTGAAGAAACGGTACTAACATGGATAAAAGAAATAGCTACAGGCGGTTATGAAGAGCATATAAATCAAATAATACAAAGTCAAATTGACAAGAACACTGTACAAGAACCTGATTTGCCGTGGGCTTAACAAATGGCTTTACAAACATCTGGAGCTATTAGTTTAGACGATATGCACGTTGAAGCAGGGGGCAGTACAGGTACGCAAGTTTCTATTAATGATTCAGATATTATTGGATTAATTAGTAAATCTAGTGGTTCCCAAATGGCCTTTAACGAATGGTATGGAGCTTCTGGTTCTCTTAATTCAGCCGCTATTCCGGTTAATTATTCCGGAGGTGAGTTAATGCTTGATAGGTATTACTCTTCTAATTTTCAAATGAAAGGTTGGAAGGGCGGCGGTTCTGGTATGGGAGGTATAACTGTAAATTCATCTGCTTGGGAAAGCCTTGTAGATGAAATGGCTATTACAAGTCATGGTGTTAGTCATACATATAGCTCTGCTACATCTAGTGGTTATCATGGCCTTGGTCTTTTAAATAATTATAACCCTATTAATACTAACACAGGTGTTATACAAGGATATCAATATTTATCATACACCGCAACGGGACAAGGAAATTCAAGTAACCTTTACAGAACTTCTCAAAACATAAGTGTACGACTGCCACTTTCAGCCCATATTTATAATAATAATTCTAGCCCATCTACAAATTGGACAAGTTCCGGTCTTCCTGACAATCGGTATGGTGTTTATCATGCTGGAACTGTTGGTAATGATGATGAAAGAAAACCTAAAGTAGGATTTAGGTATTATAATCACAATCCCACATTTTCTGTCACATTATATACCAGAAACAACCAAACAACTAGTGGCTGGTGGAATAGTGCAGGAAGTGGAGGTTCGGATACTGGTGCGGGAGCAAATAACGGCGGGATTTATTTCTTTAATTTTGTCGATTTTACCTTTCCTTTTGTAAACGATACTAGTTGGAGATACAGATGGGCTAATGACGATGGAAGCTTAGCAACAAGCGTAGGGACTACTGGCCCATAAAAATAAAGTTAATTAGCTACAACCTTAAATAATAAAGGACTCTTAATGAGCAAAAGAAAATCTCGTTATGCTACTAAAAATAATATACACAGGATAGGATTCCATGTCATACCAAAGAATGAAAAGCAAGATAAACTCATTCGCTCTATTAAAGTCTATCCTATTACTGTTACTATTGGTTGCGCTGGAACCGGAAAAACCTTCTGCAGTGCAGGAACGATCGCACATCTTTACCAAAAAGGTGGTTATGAGAAAATTGTAATTACTCGTGCTAACGTACCTACAGGTAAGAGCATAGGGCATTTTCCTGGAACTATTCAAGAAAAAATGACACCTTGGCTTTTACCTATGCTCGAAGTATTTGAACGGGCTTTCAATAAAGAAAAGTATAAGTACATGATTAATAAAGGTGAGATTGAGATTCAACCTATTGAAACAATACGGGGGCGTTCTTTTGAGAACTCTTTAGTACTTGTAGATGAAGCTCAAAACCTTTCGATCGATGAGCTTAAAGCAATTAGTACTCGACTAGGAGAAAATTCTAAGTTAGTGCTTATGGGAGATCCAGCACAGTCAGATGTGCGTAAAGGGCAAGACTTATTAAAGTTTTGTGCCTTAATTAAAAAGAATCATATACCTCTACCTGTAATTAAATTTACGGTAGATGATATTGTTCGTAGTGATATTGTAGCAGATTTAGTAAAAATGTTTATTAAAGAAAAGTTATAAAAGAGACACAGAGAGTAGCGTTAAGGTTTATGAATGGGGGCAATTATCCAATAAGCTTTATCGTTGCTCTCTGTGGCACTCTGTAGCAGAGAGGTATTACAATGCAATACTCTTTTGATCATATAAAAGACTCAGTAGAAAAAGCAATAATAATTATTAATAACAAATTAAAAAATAATAAATTTATAAGAGGTGAAAATGATTGCTTTGCCTTTTTAATAGAGTATGACAATCAACTAAGAAACGGATCAAAACTTAGTAATTTAAAATTAGATCCTTATAATAGCTCAAAAGAATTTTTTAACAGCATAAATGCTGCAGGATTTAATAGTTTAAATGAATTAGCAGAGTATGCTGGATACCAACCGAAAAAAGATAAAAGACCCCAACATGGTGATATCGCATATGAACTTCTCCCAAATAGGAAGTTAGGATCAGCAATGATTGCAGCTGACGGTTATTGGGTCACAACCTCAGAAAACGATAGTGGAATAATACAAAGACGTCAAATGTTTTATTATGAAAGACGTTTATTATTCTTAGCTAAACCTATTAGGAGTTAAAATGGCAAAAACTTATTTTTATCAAGGTGCTGAAATACTTGCACCAATTACAATATCGTCAAATGAACCTCATTTTGACATGACAACAGTTTCACTAAAAACTCAAAGAGCCTCTCAAAATCATCAACGTTGGGAGTTAAGTTTTAATGTATTATCAGACCAAGATAAAGCAGCAGAATTATTTTTAAGCACTATAGTAAATTTTGATAATACTGATACAATGATTATGCCACAATTAGTTAAAGAAGGAAATAATAATACTTTAACTAATCTTAACTTAAGTATTGCTGGGAATGCAGCTGCAGGAACTTCTGCTATTATCATTGATAACAGTGCTAATATAGCAGGAAGCTTACCTAAAGGTTCTTTTGTAAAATTTAATAATCACTCTAAAATTTACATTACTATTTCTGATTTAAACTTAGCAGGTACATTAGATCAAACTTTAAATATTTATCCTAAGTTATTATCTTCTGTATCAAGTTCTAATACCTTACAAACAGGCGATAATTGTGTTATAAGTTACTTTAAGAGCATTGATAACCAAATGGGAATTACTTATACAGATGGTATTCTTTCTAATATTGGTACAGTTAACTTAATTGAGGCATTATAATGAGAGAATTTAGTTCAGCAGTTACTACTGCAATTAATACAGAAAACTTTAAATATTTCTTTTTAATTGAATTAACTTTTGGTTCTTCTAACTATTACTTTACAAGTTACAATAAAAATATTACTTGGAATAATAATACCTATACAGCCGATGGAGGTTTGTTTGAATTTGAATCCCCTAGTTTTTCTTCTATTTTAGATAGAGAAGCTTACAAAGTAGTTATTACTGATATTTCAGATCAATTTGCTGCTCATTTTAAGTCAGGGGTTATTGGATCTCCTATAAAAGTTAAAGTTGGTATTGTTGATCCCGCTACTGATCAGCCTTTAATTGCTACAGATGATATAATTAGCTTGTATTCAGGTTTTGTTGATGGCCCCACTATTGAAAATAATTGGGATACTAAATTAGCTGTAATTGAAGGAACTTCTCCGATGGCAGACTTAGATCAAATTAATGTCCGAATGGTTTCTAAAGATGGTATGGACCAATTAGATACAGCAGATACATCTTTTGATAGTCTTTACGAAGACAGTGAAATTAATCTCAAGTGGGGGAAAGTATAATGCCTGATCAAATTATTATACAAGTATTTATTGCACTTGCTTCTGCGTCTTATCAAATGGCTCAAGAACAAAAAATGAAAAAGAAGATGGATGCAGCAGCTGAAGCTCGTAAAGGGCAAAAGTTTACTGTATCTGGCAGTTCTGCACCATTACCTGTTGTTTATGGAAAGCAAAGAATAGGTGGAATTCATTGTAACTATAAAGTAAATTCTAGTTATCCTTCTGCTTCTGAAAATGCGGACGAAGTATTAGCTACTGCATTTGGAAGTTTACCTCAATCAGGTTCTAAAAATGAATTTCTTGGCGTTCAAACAGCTTTGTGCCATGGTGGAATTGAAAGTGTAAAACATATTTTAGTTAATGACGTTGATTATCGTGGTTATACTAAAGAAATGAAAGAAAACAAATCTTCTTTTAATCATAGATTCTTAATACATAAAAACGGTGGAACGGCAGACAATTCTGCAACTGCTTTTGGCTTCCCTTCTACAAATAAATTTACAGGCTGTGCCTATGTTACTAACTTTTTTAAATTAAATAGAGATGAACCTCAATACAGCGGCATCCCTTCTATGGGTTATATTGTTAAAGGAAGAAAAGTACGGACTGTTACCCGTAGTGGATCGAGTCCTAATTACACTTATTCTTTAAGCTCAAGCTATACTTATTCGAATAATCCTGCGCTATGTTTGTTAGACTATTTATTAAATAGTGATTTTGGAAGAGGTTTAACAGCTACTAGTGTAGATTTAGAATCTTTCTATAACGCAGCAGATATTTGCGACACTCCTGTTTTAACAGGTGCTACTATTGGCGGTGAAGTTAATGATGTAAAACCTATATTTTCGTATACATCACAATCTGATTTTCCTACTACTAATATTGAGCCTTATATGGCTGGGTATCTATATTATGACGAAACTAATGATAAGCTCTATACTCAAACTCAATCAGGCTCTGCGCCTAATATTACTGCAAGTTATACTTTAACTACTGCACCTGCTACAGATACTATTCCTCTTTATGAGTGTAATATTACTTTAAGTACTGAAGAAACTATTCGAAATAATATTGAACGTATTCTTAATACAATGGGATTGTCTGATCTTGTTTGGACTCCTCAAGGTAAGTATAAACTTATTTTATCTTACCCTCAAACACAGTCTCAACAAAATGCTTTAGTTACTCACACGTTTAATGAAGAAAATATAATACGCGAATCTGTAAAATTAATGTTTCCAAAAGCTCAAGACAGATTTAATCAAATAACAGTTAGCTTTGATAACGAGTTTGAAAATTTTAAAGATGATACTCTTACTTGGCCTCCTACAAATAGTAGTGTGCATCAAACTTATTTAACAGAAGACAATAATCAACCGTTAACAACCTCTTTACAAGGTGATGGAGTTACTAGTAAGTATCACGCGCAAGCTTTAGCAGAACAACAAGTAAGAAAATCTAGATCTTTATATACATTAAATTTTAGCGTTAATAAAGAAGGGCTTACAGTAGAGCCAGGAGATCTTGTTAAAGTTAATATACCTACAATGAGTATAAATAATGAGTTGTATCGAGTAGAAGCTATTAAAGTTCTTAACAATTTCTCAGTAGAAATTTCTGCTTATAAGTTTGATTTTAGTGTATTAGCGTGGAATGTTCCAAATGACTTAGATTACGTTATTAAACCTAGTTTTGATTTTAAAGTAGAAGCTCCAACTTCAGGAAGTTTTACTTTAGATTTAAGTAATAATATAGGAACTGCTAGCGGAAAATTAAATTGGACAGCTGCAAACGATGCATCAATAAACGAGTATATTATCGAAGTTTCACCAGATAATGGTTCAAATTACTATGAACTAGGTAGAACATTTAATACTAGTTTTGATATAACAGGTCTTAAAACTGGAGTTTATGATTTTTCCATTCGTTCTAAAAATATTACAGGGCTTTTATCTGAAAGACTTTTAGTTGAAAACAAAACTATTCAGCTTAAAACAGTAGGACAAATCAAAGCAATTTATGCAGATGATTCTTCTGGAACAAATAAAACTACTACTTGGTCTGGTCAAGAGTATGTTATTTATCATGAATACGATTCAGATTTTAATATTAATAATGTAACAGGCACATGGGCAAAATTTATTGGAGATAGCGGTAACAGAGGTGCAGGTTGGTGGCGGTATAGTGATACTACTAATGCTTCAACTTTTTATTACGCTAGCTCTACTGTAAATCAGACTAATGTTAATAATGCATTTTCTTCAGCGGTTGGATTAACTAAGCAAGAAGGTGATCGATTAATTATTTCGGCTACCGATACTGCAGTTGCTTTTATATATAGCTCAAGTGCATGGGTTTATCAGTCTGCATTTCTTGACGGTAATCTTTTAGTTAACGGAACAGTAACTGCAGATGAATTAGCAGTAGGTTCTGTTACTTCTTCAAAAATTGCTGCATCACAATCTATTGCTGCTCCTTTTATTGATGGTGGTTTTATTCGAGGTGCTGTAATTGAAGCAGGTGTTTTATTATCGCAACAAACTGCATGGCCTTGTAATCAAGATTTAACTTCTTTAACCTTTGCCCCTTCTGGAAAAGGAATTGCTGACGCATTCACTTTATCTACAGGGAGTGGTCCTCACAGAATTTCAAGTTCTAAAGTTCACAGTGTAAATAACAAAAGTATTACTAATGCTGTTATTCCTGCAAACGATAGAATTTTAAATATTAATCGGGGTAACATTCCTAATATTGCAGATTATACAACAGATACATTAAATAGAAATTGGGGTGAATGGGGTAATTATAAAGTTAAAATTGCTTTACCTGATGTAGGAAATCAAAACGATGGTGCTGATAATGGAATCTCAAAACGTTTTCCTCAGATGACTATAAGAATTAAAAATGGCAGCGGTACTACTATAGCTACTTTAAATTCTCCCTCTACTTCAGCTGGCAATAAAACTTCTTCCATTCCGGCAGATCAATCAGTTTCTAATACTTACTTTGAAGGAAGTTGGAAAACTTCAGGACAATTTACCTTTAATAAATATTGTTTTTCTAGAATTTTTGGAGTATGTGTAGGGTCTAGCTCAAATAATGGGCGCTCAGGTATAGAATTAGAATTTAATGGTCATATTAAACTTTTAGATGATCATTATATTGAAGTAGATTCTTTTTGGACAGGCGATGCTTTTAGTGATCAAACAGGAACTTTAACTATAGATTCTTACTCTGTTGCAGTTGATACGGAAACAGATAATAGATTTTATCCAGTTAATTCAACGCAGTCAACCGTTTCTCAAACTGCAACTCAACCGTCTTCAGTCTCTACTGTTGGAGATAGTTATACTCCTGTGTATACTGATGGTACCGATATTTATACTGAGGCAGGGGATAGCGGTAATCTAGATATTGTCAATGATACGGGAATTATTGAAGGAACAAGTATTTCCGGAGTTATTAATGATGTCGATATGATATCAGGAACTGCTGATTTTGCAAATATTAGTTCTCCTTCTTCAAATTATATTACTCGAATAGAACAAGTTCAATCAGCTCTTTCTGGAAAAGGTATTATTTTAGAAAATGACGATACTGAAGGTCCAACTTTAGCACTTGGAAGTTTTGATGCAACTTCTGGAAATATAACAAAAGGCTCTATGTTTTATACTCCTGGAACTGGTTTAGTAATTGATGGTGTTATTACTGCAGGAGCAGTAAGAGGGGGAAATTTAGTTGACTCCTCAAATAAAGCAACTACTGATAATACTTCTGGTGGTTATATTGACTTAGATGCTGGCAACTTTTTATTTGGTGAGGCCAAATCAGATGGTGAATTTGTTAAATGGGATGGTTCAGCTTTAAATATTTCTGGCTCTGCAATTACAGCAGGTTCTTTTACAGGGAATTTAACAGGTAACGTTTCAGGTAACGTTTCAGGAACTGCAGGTGCTGCAGGAGATGTGGCTTTAAATGCTATCGATAATGGTAATACTGTTTCTTTAACAGCTGGAGACACTAGCTCTAATATTACTTTTGCTGCAGGTGGCGGTATTTCTGTAAATGCAGTAGCTACTGCTAATAATGATACTATTACAGTTACTTCAAATATTACTCAAAATAACTCTACTAATCAAAGTGTAACAGGTGCAGGAAATGTTACTGTTAATCAATCAGGTAATACTTTTACAGTTACTGCTAATGATGTTGACACTGACACTACCTATACTGGAAGCGGTAATGTTACTGTTAGTGCAAATAATGTAATTACAGCTAATGATACTGACACTACCTATACTGGAAGCGGTAATGTTACTGTTAGTGCAAATAATGTAATTACAGCAAATGATTCTGATACTACTTATAGTGCAGGTACGGGAATTTCTATTAGTAATAATAACGTTATTTCTACTAATATTACTCAGACTGCTAATCAAACCGTTTCTGGATCAGGCAATGTTACAGTTAATCAATCAGGCAATACTTTTACTGTTACTGCTAATGATTCGACAGGTAATTTAAATAATGTTACTAGTAATAATAATTTAATTACTTTTAATAATACTAATGACGAAGTTGCATTTAATGGAAACACTCCTGGATCTGGTAATTTAAGAAATGTAGATTCTGTAAATTATACTAATCAAGTTAACAGTAAACCTACACTAGGTAATTTGGCTTCTTCTAATGTTACATTAGGAAGCTTAGCGGATCAAAACACAGTTAGTTATACCAATGAAGTAACTAGTAAACCTACACTAGGTAACTTAGCGTCTTCCAATACTACTTTAGGAAGCCTTGCAGATCAAAACACAGTTAGTTATACTAATGAAGTAACTGGTAAACCTACTTTGGGCAATCTTGCAAGTTCTAACACTACTTTAGGAAGCCTAGCTACATCTAATACTACTTTAGGAAGCCTAGCTACATCTAATACTACTTTAGGCAATTTAGCTACATCTAATACTACTTTAGGAAGCCTTGCAGATCAAAACACAGTTAGTTATACTAATGAAGTAACTGATAAACCTACTTTAGTTACACGAGCAAATACACTAGTTACAGATAACAGTGCAGAAGCTAATTCTACAGGTATTTCTGTTTCTGGAAATACATTTAGTCATCATGATACTTCTAGTGTAGCTTCTCCTCAAGGTTATAACAGCAATACATCTAATTCAATGGTTGTTGGCATGAGTGTTGATGGATTTGGTCATGTTACAGGTGTAACAACGGGTAATCTTGCAGAACCTAATGATACTTTTGGTACAAATACAAACAGCAAAATTGCTATTGCAGATACTAACGGTGAATTTAATATTGTAGCAGGGTCTATTACAGCTGATACAATGACAACTACTAGTTTAAATGCAACTGAAGCAACTATTGGCACAGCTCAAATAGACAGCTTAATTGCAGCTTCAGCTCAAATTACTAATTTAAATGCAGCCCAAATAACTGCATCAAATATAGATACTAACGTATTAAATGCTCAACAAACAGTTGCTGGTCGTTCATTACAAGTTGGTAATTTAATTCCCAGTGCTAATGCTGCTCCCGCTTCTGGCGCGGGTATGTATGTGGTTGGGAGTGATAACGCAGGTGCTAGTGGTACAACTGCTGGTGACTTTGTTGTTGGTGATACTAACGCCTTTATGTCTTGGGATACATCGGCAGCTAATCTCACTGTCCAAGGAGATATCATAAGAGTAAGCCCTGCAGTATTTCGAACTGAAGTTGCTGGATGGATTCGAGTAGAAGATTCATTTAATGACTTATCTAATATTATGACAGGTGGTGCTGGCCTATATGCGTTCTTAATGTGTGGAGGCGGCGGCGGTGGATCGTTAGGTTCTAATGGTAAATTTAACGTTAACGTTGACACTGGTGCTGTTGGCGGTTCTGCTGGCGGCGGGGCTATTTTTGCATTCAGTTGGGATGGTAATACTACTCTTGGATTAACCGTAGGAACTGGAGGATATGGTCAAATTGCTAGAACCGTCAATAACAGTGCAAGTGCTGCTGGTAATGCTACTACGCTTAACTACGGCGGCTCAGCCTTAGTAACTACTAATGGAGCTAATGCCGCAACGTTTGGGCCAGCGGTTGCTTCTTCAGTCGGTAGCGGTGGTAACGCTGTATTTACTAATAACCTAGGTGTAAACTTTTTACATCAAACAGCTGTATCAGGTGGTACAGGTGGTGCTTGGAAGAATAACACTAATCGCGGCGCTGGCGGCGGCGGCGGTATTCCTTTCTTTGGTTTTGGTAATATTTCTGCAGCTTCTCTACCTTTTCCTAATACATCACCTGCAAACGGCGGTAGAGATAATGGTAATAGCGGCTTTTTGGGGCATGGAGGTGCCGCTGGAGGTGGTATTTTTGGTGACGGTTTCACTGGTAACACTACGGGACATGCATTTATTCCTGCCCTTAGGGGTGTTAGCTCAGGTGTGTCTAATAGTGATGGTAATTTAGGTACTAATTCATTAGGTGCTTTATTTGGTTCACAGGCAGATGGTGGCGTGGCTTGGGGTATTTCTACTTCTGTTAACTCATATACCGTTGGTGCAAACGAGATCAATCCAAATGGATTTTTAGCTGGCCCTGGATTTCTTAATCCTAGAGGCAACAATCATAGTAGCGGCGCATCTTTACGTCCCGATGGGGGGTTATTTGCTGGAGGTGGTGGTGTTGTATATAATAACAATTACACTGGTAATGAGATCAGCGGAGGCCATGGTGGTATCGGCGGCGGCGGCGGCGGTCATTATATGTCTAATGATGCTACTAACGATATCGCTGATGCAGGATATGGAGGAGACGGTGGATTCTTCTTCTTAAAACTTTAAGAGGTTATTATGAGTAAACATATAGAAGTGCTTGACAGTACTAATAAGATAGTCCATGTAATTAGAATTGCCGATTCAGCAGACCCAATGGATTTTGTACCAGAGAATGGTAGTTTTGTAGATATTTCCCCTGAAGTAGTTATACCTTCTTCCTTAGATGAAAGGAGAGCATATCGCTCAAAAGTGTTTTCAAACACTTTAGACAAATTAAACCCATTATGGTACAACTTATTAACTGAACAACAAAAATTAGATCTAGCTGAGTGGAGACAAGCTTGGCTAGATTATCCATCTACAGGTGTAATACCTGAAGATTTAAGTTTTTTATAAAGGTACAAAATGTTTTGGAATAGAAAAGAAAAGTCTTATATTAAGTTTCATACAAATAAAGAGTTATTAGATATTATACCACACCCCGTTCTTGCTTCTAAATTAATGCCTGAATGGTTTAAAAAAATTAAACCTATGATTGAAGGCAAAGATAAGGTAGATGCAGGAACTATTAAGCGATGCATACCAGTTTTAGATGCTGTTTCTCAAGGTTATATTATTCCTTTATGGGCAGATCTACAAGTAAAAGTAATGCCTTTTTATCAATTTAAAGATAAAGAAGGAAAGCATATTCATAGTGAAGCGACTAGTAATCCCGATAGCTTTCTTAATCAAGAAACTAGCGTAACAAAAGAAATAATTAGTAGTTATGAAAAAACAACAGAACTTGGAGTTTGGATGAAATTTCCAGAAATTGATTTAGGTCTTGGTAACTTAATTTCTGGACATAGTTGGCAACAAGTAGGTAATGCCTGTGATTTAAAAAAATTTAAACTAGGAAAAGTTTTATTAAAGTTTACAAATCCTTGGATTATAGAAACAGCTAAAGGTTGGTCAGTTAAATTTCAAAACCCTGCAAACAATTGGTCAAATGATATACAATTAATCGAAGGAATTGTTGATACTGATACTTATTATAATGAAGTAAATTTTCCATATGTTTGGACAGGTTCAGAAGAAGGGGAATTTATTATTCCTAAAGGAACTCCTTTAATTCATGTAATTCCTTTTGAAAGAAAAGAATTAAAGCTTGAAGTATCTAATTATAACAAAAATAAAAAAGATAATGTTCTAAAACAAATGTATACAAAACATTTTGATAGATATAAAAATCTTTTTTGGAACAGGAGAAACAAATGACCATAGCAATGGAACGAATTTTACAGTGGCAAATTATGCCTCGCTTAATGATGTTAGCTGTTACAATTCTAACATATCAATCGGTACATTGGTATATGTCATTGCCAGATCCTACAGTACAACAGAGCGGTTTAGTTTCAGTGTGCATGGGCGCACTAACAGGCTGCTTTGCTGTATGGCTTGGTAATGAAAAGAATAAAGAGAAATAGTATGAATGATTTAAAACTTCCTGTTGCCTTAGTATTTGCAATGGCAATTCAATTAGCAGCAGGAGTATGGTGGGTTTCAAAACAAGCTCATACAATTCAAGACTTAAAATCAGAAGTAAAAATTATGCAACAAGAAATTGAAACATTAATTATTGATAGTAATGATTTAATTGATTTTGCTACTTTTACAGAAAACAAATGGGCTGAAGCTTACGATGAAGATCCTTCTTATATTCGTAAATTTGGAACAAAATAGGAGATAAAATGTCTTTTAAACTCTCAAAAAGATCATTAGACAAGTTAGAAGGCGTTAATCATAACTTGGTTAACGTAGTACATAAAGCCATCCAATTAACTAAAGTAGACTTTGGTGTTGTATATGGGCTTAGAACACTCGAAGAACAAAAAAAGTTAGTAGCAGCAGGTAAGTCTCAAACATTAAAATCAAAACATCTTGACGGTAACGCTGTAGATCTTATGGCTTATGTAGACGGTAAAGGTTGTTGGGAACTTAATGTTTATGATGACCTTGCAGATGCTATGAAAGAAGCAGCTATAGCAGAAGGTGTTCCAATACGTTGGGGCGCTGCTTGGCATATTCCTGACATTCGCTCTTGGGAAGGTACAGCAGAAGCCGCTATGATGTCTTATATTGACACCCGAAGGTCACAAAATAGGCGTCCATTTATTGATGGTCCTCACTTTGAGTTAGCTTCATGATAGGTCAAATTTTAGGTGCTGTTGGTGGTTTAGCTACAACTTACCTAGATGGTAAAGTTGCTGTTCAAAAGGCTAACGCAGAAATTAAAGTCAAACAAGCTACAGGTGAAATTGATTGGGATATTGAAGCAATTAAAGCTACTCAAAACTCGTGGAAAGACGAGTGGATAACTTTATTATTTTCAATACCTTTAATTTTAGCTTTTTGTGGTGATTGGGGTAATGTTATTGTTGCCCAAGGCTTTGCAGCCCTTGAAGCTATGCCAGCGTGGTATCAATATTCTCTTGGAGGCATTGTTAGTGCTAGCATTGGTATGCGGGGAGTTAGTAAGTTTTTTGGCAAAAAGTAAATACCTGACGTTTAAGAATAAAAGATAACAAAGAGACAGATTAAACATCTGACAGTCTCTATTTAGAGGAAGCCCTTCGGGGCTTCTTCACAATACCTGACGTTTAAGAATAACCGCTAGGTTTATTTATAATATACTTTAAAGTATACCTTAAAGTTTATTTTAATGTATATTGTTTTTATTAATAGAAAGATATCGTTATGGCTCAAAAGAAAAACTCACGACTTACTCGTGCTGGAGTTTCTGGCTTTAATAAGCCTAAACGTACTCCTAACCATCCAACTAAGTCTCATATTGTTGTGGCTAAGTCTGGTGATACAATTAAAACTATTAGATTTGGATCTCAAGGAGCAGTAGGTTCTCCTAAAAAAGCAAATGAATCTGATAAATATAAATCTCGTAGATTAGCTTGGAAAGCTCGTCATGCTACTAATATAGCCAAAGGCAAAATGTCTGCTGCATATTGGGCGAATAAAGTAAAGTGGTAAAGGAAAATAAATAATGGCACAGTTAACTAAACCAACTAAAAGTGTTAAAAAGTCTGTTGCCGATCCAAGTGCAAGTTATCATTCTATGAAACCACTTTGGAAACGGTCAAGGGCGGTTCTGCAAGGACAAGATAATGTTAAAGCACACGATGAGTATTTAGAACCGGAATATAAAAACTTACTTATTCCTTTTTCGCCTAGCATGAGCCAACGACAGTATGACTTTTATCGTTCAGAGTCAGAACTTCCAGGCTTGACAGCTCAATACTGTAAAGTACTTATTAGTGCTTTATTACGTAAAGACTCTCATTTAGAACTTCCAGAGGAACTGCCAGATGATGCTAAACAATGGTTAAAGAATGATTTTACACTAGACGGTAGATCGCTATTTAACTTTCTTGATAATGCTCTTTGGGAAGAACTTCAAACATCAAGGTCTTGGGTTTATGTAGATAGACCACAGGTTAGCGAACAAGAGTATGACAATTTAACTCCTGAAGAACGTGCTATGATTAAGCCGTATCCAGTAGTAATTGAAGCTGAGAATGTTATTAATATTCAGTTGTCTACTCACCCTATTACACGACAAAAAACTTTAACTCGTTGGGTTACTCGTTACTTAGTAGAAAAGTATAAACCAGAAAACCCTTGGCACCCTGATTATGTAGACACAGTTTGTGATCATTACATTGATGAAACAGGGCGTCTTGTGTTAGATTACTACGAACATCCAGATACTAACAATGAAATTAAAGTTCTTAATGGTGATATATCTCAAGAATACAAAGAATCAGTTAGCGAAATAGGCTTTACAAAAGTTAATACAGTTTATCCAACTATGTTTGGTGAACGTTTAATGCGTATACCTGCATGGCCTCTTAATGGTCAATATGAACCAGTTGAACCGGTCCTTATGCCGCTAGTTGATCGTGAAGTTTCTCTCTATAACAAAGTATCGAGACGAAACCATTTGCTTTACGGTGCTGCTACTTATACCCCTGTTGTACAATCAGATATGACAGACGAGGAATTTGACGACATCGTAAACGCAGGGTTAGGTACTTGGCTTAGAGTTCGTAAAGACGAATCTATTACTGTACTTGAAACACCTACTTCAGCTTTAGCTGATATGGAAAAGGCTATTCAAGGTACAGTAGAAGAAATGGCTAAGATGGGTATTCGTATGCTTTCACCGGAGCAAGCAGCTTCAGGTGTAGCATTAGAAATTCGCAATGCCTCTCAAACAGCACAACTAGGTACACTTAACGCTAAAGTCTCAGGTACTATTCGTGAAGTAATGGCATTTATGCTTAATTGGTATTATAACACTATGTATACAGGTGACGATTTAGAATTCCAAATGTCTAGTGACTTTTCTCCTATTGTAGGTGGTGAAGGTGCTATGCGTCTTGTTTCTGAGTGGTATCAATCAGGAATTATTAGCCGTTCAACTTGGATTAACATTGCTAAGTACAATGACTTCTTACCTGCTGATTATAGTGATGAAGAAGCAATTGAAGAAATACAAACTGATCCGTTAGCAGTTCAAACTAGCGCTGATCCACAGATAGATATTGAAGAATAGTTATGAATTATTTACAGGTACTAACAAACAATTACTTACAAATCGTAGTTGGCCTTATAGTATTTTATGTAGGGCTTAAAATGTTTTCCGGAGGAATGAAGTCGATAGGCAATGTAGACCATTTAAATTGGTTTATTGCTAATCCGATTTATATGTTCTTTGGAGCAATTATAATGACACTGCTTTGGCAGTCGTCTTCTCTTTCTACTACTGCAATTATTGCGCTAGTAGCTTCAGGGGTTGTTC